TGGTCACAGCCAGCGGCGTCATGAAGCCTGACAGGGTGGGCGTGGCGTCTGCCGTTGACGTCGGCGCGACATACAGGCCGGTGAAGGTGAAGGCGTATTTCGGAATCCCGCCCGCGTCCAGGTTCAGCGACACCGTACCGCGGGCGCCGTTGACCTCGTGCAACTGGCCATCGTGGTGGAAGTACAGCGTCACGCTGCCGATTGATGCACTGATCGGTGCATAAACCACGCTGGTGGCCGCGTTGATCGTCTGCGAGAAGCCGCAGGCCAGCAGCAGCGGGCCGTATGCTGGCGGGGTATCCGCGTCGCCAGAGCCGGCAATCTCCACCATGAAACTAATTTCCACGAACGTGGCCGTTTTGATATTCAGCGAATTGCCGAACGCTGCCCGATCGAAGTTGCGCGACACTGATGACCCGGCAAGCGGGTTGATCGAGAGGTCACTGGTCAGGATAGCGTTGGCGGCCCCGGTGGGCGTCGGGTCAACGCCATAGGAGACTTCCGTTTTTGCCAGAAGCAATTTTTTGCGTGATAACAGCGGCATGGGTTAGCCCTCGTCTTGAGTAGTAGGTTCAACAGGGGCTGCATCGTCTGCGGCCTGTTCGTCTTGTTCGGCGACATCCTGAGATAGCCGCGTCTTTTTTCCCGTTGCCAGATCGACGCCGTACCGCACGCCCTTCTTGTCAACGTAGAAACTGATGTAATCCATGTACTGCCCTCCAAACTTCAGGCATAAAAAAACCCGCCGAAGCGGGCTTATGTTGTGTGTCGGGTCAGATCACCGTGCCGGGATCGTCTGCCGTGGTCCTGTACCAAATCTCATAAACCATCCGCATGATGTACGTCGGCTTGTCGGTGCTGCCGTCAATCTCGGTGTCGGTCTGTGTCAGTGTGGAATCCGTCACGAGCCCACCGAGGGTCACATCTGCGGCCATTCGTTGCTCCACCTGCGCGGCGTACACGTCGGCCATCTCGTCGCCCTGGTCAATCTCTCGCACGGCAATGGAGATGCTGACCGCCAGCGTTCTGGAGTACCGGCGCGGCGCGTTGATCGTCACATTTTCGGATACGCTCGATTCGGTCAGCGTGTAAACCGATATCGACGGCACCGTGACAATCGGGTAGGCGCGGGAGTTGACCACCGTCACGTCGGCAATGTCTGCCAGCCTCGCGCATATCTCGTCGCGGATAACCTGCCGTGCGTGTGTCATCTAACTTTTATCCCATAGCCCCGCAGGCTGGCGCTAATTGCTCTATCCATCTCTTTAAACAACCGCTGCTTGTAGTAGTTCTGCGATTCCTGTCCGCCGCCGTAGCCTTCGATTGCGCGCCTGACGTGCGGGCCTATGTCTGCGGTAATGTTCTTTATGGGTAGCCTTGAAGTCCCTTTACGGTGGAAAACCCTTTCGGTTCCTTGCGTTGTTTTGCCGATGAAGGCATCCGCCCGCATTGTTTCGCCCGGCACAGTCTTGTACTTCACCCGGCCACTGGCCAGCTTGCGCGGCTTCGGGTTGATTTTTACCACCGGCACAACCCATACCCCGCCGAATACAACCGTTTTCAGTGTCCGCGCGCTCGCTTTCTTTCCGCGCGGGACAGCAATCCGCTTGCGCAGGATCGCGGCCTGCACGCCGGTTTTCGTCTGCGCGATCTTCACCGCGCCGCGAACGATGTAACTGGCCGTGCTGTTGAGTGCTTTCGCCTCCGCAGCCGGGGTCACTTTTTCTTTCAAGTCCTTCAGGTGCGCCAACAGCTTTTTGTTGTCGCTCTTGAACTCGATATTCACGCGAGCGCCAGCACAATGCGCGTCATGCCTGGCTCCGCGTATTGCTTGTCCACCAGCTTGTAATCGACACACTCAACCGTGAACAAGTCGCCCTCGGCATAGTCGCTGGACACGTCCTCATCCCGCATCAGCAGCGACGGCATCACGCTGGAGATATCGCTGTACTCGACATAATCGCGGTCAAAGATCGCCGATGGCGTGGTGCCCCAGGTCGTCGCCGTGACCGTCACCGCAAAATCCGTGAGGAATACCCGCGACAGGTCGCTGGTCATGTCGTCACTCAATGCCACGGTTTTCCAGTTCCTCGCCGCCGATCATGCGGTTTTCCGGGGCCTTCTTGCGCCCGCGCTTCGGGGCTTCCTCTGCGACCTCGCCTTCCGGCGCCTTGACGGCCGCCTTTGTCGAAATCAGGTAAAAGGCATCTTTTACAGACGCCTCCACCTCGTCACCAGGCTTAACAGCAACACCCCCGCACACGGTGGATTTACGCATAATGATCTTCATGCGTTAAACCGTTTGCGACGAATTGCGGCCAGCACCAAGGCGCCCAACCATAGACACGCCAAAACCAAACGTTGGAGTGACTGTCCCGCCGATGGTTCCGACAACACGGATGAACCCGCCGGTTTCGGACGGCTTGATCGTGATCATCTGCGTGACGTCCGCTGCCGCTGTCAACTGCGCAAATGTCGCGCCGGTAATGTCAGCATAGGTGCCGCCGATTGCGTCAGAGTGCTGCAGTTTCACGTTCAGCGTCGGGTTGGTTCCCGCTGTGGCCGCAGAGCTTTGCAGTATCACCTGACACGGTGAATTGTATCCACGGACATCAACGCCCGTAGCAGTGAGCGTTGAAGTCCTGACAGCCATTGCCGCTAGCTCAACTACGTTTACTTGATTGATAGACATGCCGATTTCCTCAAAAAATAGAGGGGCCGAAGCCCCTCCTGGTGGGTTGACCTAACCGCTATTAAATGCCGTCGTGGCTGTAGCAGAAGGCTGTCGGCTGGCGAACCGCGACATCAACGGTTTTAAACGTGATGTAACGGATTCGGCCTTTCAGGCTTTGGGTGTAGGGGTCCACGTTGATTTCCAAGCCGCCCCACTCGCCCAACAAGACTTGTGAGAAGTCGCCGAAGAAATATTCCTCCGCCGTGACCTGGTTGGACACCTGCCAGTTGTACCCGGCGATCAAACCGCTATCGCCCAGGATGAAGTTACCCTCAACACCGGAGCCTTGTTTCGGCGTGGTGCTCAGGTCTTCCCAGCCTGCGGGCGAGATGATCCAGCTGCAGCTGCCCACAAGTGCGTTGTCTTCGAGAACTTTCTTGACGATCTCGATGATCTCCGCGTAGGTCGGGGCCGCTGCCGTCAGATCCTTGGTGTTGACGCCGGTCTGGTTCTTGATACCGCGCGGCTGGCCGCTTGCTGCGGAGCCGTACAGCACAGCCAGGTCGATGCCCAGCGCCTGAGCGATTGCGAGATCGCGCATGACGATACCCTCAATAGAGGGCGTGGACTGCATCAACAGGCGGCGCGTGACTTCGGTATAGCAAGCCAGATCCTTGGGCGTCAGCGACACCTGATCGAACTGCGCTTCGCCTTCAGTAGCATCGCCATCTTCAGCGCTGACCCAGGTAGACGCAGCACCAGTAGTCTGGCGCGGGATGTCTACATTACCGACAAGGCCCGACAGCATGGTGATCCCGGCCTTCGCCGTTACCATCGTGTTGCGCAGCACCTCGATGTAGCTACCGGGCAGCAGGTTTGCCGCTACCAGTTCCGCACCGTCCGTCGCCGTTCCGGCTGACAGGTCACGACGACCGCCCAGCAGGTTTTCAGGAACAAACTGGCCGCGTACCTTGTAGTCGCTACCAAACGCCCGAACTGCTTCTGCTGAAACTTCCAGCTCAAAGCCTGCGCGCTGCTGTGATGCGCGGTCGTTCGGGTGAGCGATAGCGTCCATCAGGCGCAACATGGAGAAACGCTTGGTGTCTTTGGGCGACAGGTCCACGTTGCCGTCGTGCTTGGACTTGGCGCGGGCCGCGTTGTTGCGCTCGCCGAGCTTTTCCAGCGCCTTGGCGTTGAACGTCGGAACGTCCCAGCCTTCGGTGATGGCTTCTTTTGCCAGTTCAGGCACTTCGTACTTGTCGGCCAGGGCGTCGATGGTGCTGCGGCGCTTGGCTTCCTCGGTGCGTACTTTGGCCCGCTCTGCTTCGTGGTCGAAGGCAACGGGTTTTACTTCGTCGATAGTATCCATGGTCTTTTCCTCGGGTTTGATTTCAATTTTTACTGCGGGTTTTGCTTCGGTTTCGGGGTCAACAGAACGCCCAACGCCCACCGTGGTGTCGGCGGGAATTGAAACGATGGATAGCTCGTAGGGTTCCCAATCGGTCGCGGTGACCAGATCGGCTTTTCCTTCGCGCTCCTCGACTGTGTACTTGTGGATTCGATAACCCACCGATACCAGCGTGCGGATGCCGTCGTTTACGTCCTGCATGATTTCCTGCCCGCGCGCCGACTTGCTGAAACGGATCACAGCCCGCCCCTTCTTGTCGCCGTCGATGCGTGCAGATTCCACAACGCCGATCTGATCATCGGTGTCGTGATTCACCAAAACCGCCGCGCCACCATTCAGGCGACCGAGTCTCATGCTCTGCGGTTCGTGGCTTAAAACCTCCATTCCGAAATACCGCTCGTAGGGTTCTTCGGAGGAGAAGGCAATTTCTACAGTGCGCGCTTCTTCGTTAACCGCGCGCTCCGTCAGGGTGAAGCTACGTTCAAGCGGCTTACCCATGTCGATTTGTTTATTGCTCATTCGGCATTACCTCTTTTTCCTCGACTGGCTGAATTCCCAGCCGCTTCATCATTTCCTGGTCGCGCTGTATTTCGCGCCAAACGGATTCGGGATCGTCGCCCTGCTCGCGCATGATTTGAGAACGCGACTTCAAACGCTCATCAATTGCCAGCTTGTTGGCTGCGCCGTCTTTCGCGGGATCGACCCATGCCCAGCGTCGGCCCTGGTAATGCGCCTGCATGTACTCCGCTGCAGGGCGTGCCAGCGGGCGCGTGCCGATGGTGATCATCCCTTTGACCGTTGCAAACAGAATCCAATCCTCAAACACCGGACGGATGAGGCAGCGGATAAACCAGTTCTGCAGCCCCTTGAACACCTCGCGGTCTTCCAGCACCCCCGCCCGAATGGAGGAGTAATTCACCCCCTCCAGGTCATTGGCCAGGGCGTGGTACGAGATACCCAAACCGGACGCAATCCCCTGCAGTTGCGATTTCACGAACGCCGCGTACATCTGGTGCGGGTAGTCGGAATCCAGGCTTGTGATCGTCCGATTGCCGATATCCTTGATGGTCCCGGCCTCGTACTGGTCCAGCGTCACGCCGTCGCCGCCGTCCTCGTCGCCTGTGTAGGGATCGTCGCCTGCTGGCGAACTCAGCACCGCCATCGTTGCGGCAGTAGATCGCGCCTTGACTATCGCTGCCTCGTCGTACTTTTCGAGGTGCTTGCTGCGCTCCAGGCTGGCGTGCATCCACGGTGCGCCGCGCGATTGGTCTGGCCATTCACTGATAAAGCCGTGGATGATCTGCTTTGCCGGGATGCTGAAAGACTCGCCAGTGTTGTACTGGCCGTAGTTTTGCTCTCTGAACCAGTAGCGGATCACCTTGCCGTTTTTGTCGTACTCAACGCCCAACCGGACTTCGCCCGATGCCGTTTTGTGGTTTTTCTGCGCGTCCAGTAATTCAGGGTCAATGCACTTGAGCTGATACCCATACGGGCCGCTGTACATCTTCTGGAAAATAAACTCGCCATCCTGCGCCGCGCAACTGATCGCCATGTTTTGCAGGTCGATAAAGGTAGACTTGCCGGTATAGTCGGCGTGCTTCTGGCCCCAATCGCGGAATGCCGCTTCGATTGCGTCGTTGGCTTTGGCGTCCAGCATCCCGTTCATCAGGGATTGCGCTTGTATCGTGATACCGTTCGGCCCTACGACGTTGCTTTTCATCAGCGCGATGAACCGCTTACCGTAGGGATTCGCCCGCACCATCTTGCGCGAGCGCGCCCGCAGCGGCGTCAACTCGCCTTGCAGGTAGTAATCAATCGAGTTGCTGGACGTGTCCCACCCGGATAGCAGACGGCCTATGTCGCCGCTTGAAAATCCGGCGCTGCGCACCCTGCCGTTGAGGTGCGGATTAGGTGCCCGCAGTCCACGCTTCGGCTCAAGGTCTACCGGAGCCAAATCTACCGCAGGCTGCCTGCGTAGCTTTGAAAACCAGCCCATGCTATGCGCTCATCTTCACGAGCACGCGACTACCAGACGTGCGCCCGGCATTGCGGTCAATCGCGTTCTTTTCGTCGCGCCATCGCCGTGCAAAGTCTTTCTCCAGTTCCAATAGTTCAGCCACAGACCGCAGCGACAGGGAGCGCCCGCCAATGGAATAGGCTGACTGCTCTTTCGATGCGGTGCCTTCAATCGTTGCGCGGATCGCAGTCAATACCCTGTACACCCACGACGACGTCGCGCCCGCGCCGGTAATGTCGGGCAGGATTTTGACAATCCCCTGGTCTACCAGCGCCTGCTCGTCGTCACTGTCGCGCGTGATGATCGCCTGCCAGGTGTAATCGCCTGCCGGGTACGCGCCTGCGGTGTCAGCAATGGCAACCTCGACAACGTGTGCGCTTGATACCTTGCCCGCCGTGATCGTGGTCATCGTGTAGGGCGATGCCAGTTCCGTGAACCGGAATGACAGCGTGTAGGCGCTCGTCGGGTACGCCGTCGTAATATCGGAGCGCGTCCACGCCCACCGGGCGCCGGCGGTCAATTCGCTTGGCACTTGGTCGGGATAATTTTCCACACTGAACTGGTTTTGCATTATTCCGCCCATAAAAAAAGGCCACCGAAGTGACCTTTCATTGTTGATTACAACCCTTGCCTCGCCCTGCCAAGCTCCGCCACGCCGTAGCCTACCCGACCGGGCGCTACCGTGCCGGGCCAAGCCGTGCCGAAACGATGCTTCCGCACCGCTTAACCGCCTACACGAAGCGGCTAAACGCTATGTAAGCCCTTGCCATAACACGCCGAACGTATCCGCACCGAACCAAACCGGGCCAAACGCTGCCGGGCCTAGCCCTACCACTCCAAAACCAGTGAAAACTCACCGGAATAGCGGCTGGATCAACCGCATATCCGCTGAAATCTCAGCCCTTACCAAACCGAACCCCGCCCTTTCGAACCTGGCCCGACCGTGCCTAGCCGCAATTCAATTCTCTTTTTTTTTCGGCTCAAACAACAAGAACACATCCCGCTTGCCCTTGCTGATCATGCCAGATAGCGCCGCAATTCTGACTTGCGTGTCAGTGTGCCGCTTCTTTTCGTCCGTAGTCAGCGATTCATGCCGGGTATTGGTCAGCAGGGCGTCAGCTTTTTTCAAGCCCTTGGCCATATACCTTGCCGCTTCTTCTGCGGCATACCGGG